GAGCGTAACATAGCAGAAGGAATGACGGCAGAAGAAGAAGAGATATATCCTAGTAGATTGTATACCGAATACGGAGGTAGTCCCGATGGAGGTAAAGAAGTGGAATGAAATAGAGCATAAATTTACCTCTAAGTTTGGATGGTACGATGGAATAAGGCTTATGAATGAACCACTGAAGAACATAACTAAAGGTAAAAGAAGCATCTATGAATTGACTAGTAAGGAGGATTACTTACTAATCAAGAAACTAAGAACCATATATGAAAAGGAGCCAACATGGCACGAAAAAGAAAAACGCAGTTAGAGAAAGTAAGAGATTTCCTGTTTACAGGTAAGAGACTTACTGCAAAGACGGCTATAAATCGGTTTGGAGTATATAGATTAGCCGCTATAATCTGGACATTAAGACATACATTTAGTATGAATATATCTACAGATAATAGTAAAGGTTACGCTACATATTTCTTAGTAACTAAGTAGTCGCACGGTCTGGGGCTCACCGTAAAGAGCCCCTAAAGAATTAAACCCTGTATGAGCATAGGTTTGGGGGTACCTTGAAGGTGTGTTTGTTAGTCTCCTTTGGTCTTCTAAAACCCCCGAAGGATTAAGTTATGCCAACACCATTTATGTGTCACGAATGTGATAAACCTACAATGAATAGAAATGGAATCTGTGATGATTGCATTAAAAAAACAAAAGAAGATAAGAGGAGTAAGAAATGAGATACTATTGGGAAGTTCTATTTAGTACAGAGTATTTTCCATATTGGGAGTTCACAATGCTTATGATGTTAGCATTGCAACTCAGCCAACTATGGAGACTTCATAGAATAGAAAGTAAAATAGAGAATTTAAAATAATTAGATTTGGTGGGGTAGTATATTAAATAAGAAAAAGTATACAAATGAACCTCTGGTTGGCACTTGAGGACTGCCTCACCAATCTATAAACACTATGAAAAGAAAGAATAATAACTTAACAAAGAGAACTATACAGAAACAATTAGATTCTGTTACTAGGTTAGTTCTATCTAATAAAAAAGCAATAGAGATACTTGGAGAATTCCTTTATAATTACCTAGAGATGAGAGGAGAAACAGAAGAGTATTCAAAGTTTATGGAGGATAAAATACATGGACTTGTTCAAGAAAGTAGTGAAGGGGTTGGAGAAATTCCTAGAGAGCCCTTTCAAGAAGAAGAGGAGTAGAAAACGTGCCGTCAAAAAGCAAAGCAAAAGGAAATCGATTCGAAAGAGAAGTCGTAAAACTAGCTAAGGAATACGACTTAGAATCAAAGAGGGCGTGGGGCTCTGATGGCAGGTCATTAGGGCTTCACCCAGAAGTAGACTTAACAATAGAAGAATACACCGTACAATGTAAGGTACGGAAAAGGATAGCAGAATGGCTGAAACCATCGGAGCAAATAGAGGGATTACACCTCCAATGCGTGAAGGAATCAAGGGGCAAAGTATACGCTATAATACCGATGACAAATTTGTTAGAGATAATAGCACAATTAAAGACTCTGCGAAAAAATACGAATCAATAAATAGAGGCAGAATACTAGACTTAGAATATTATCTAGGCAAAGATTGGATTGATTGGGAAATTGTAAAACGTTCCATCACTAAAACTAGTAGGATTAGAATAGATATGCATAGCAAGGTATATAGATGCTCAAAGTGTGATGAGGCTTATGAAACAAACACCCCCTCATCTGGTAAGAAATCAATTGGTAACGCAATACTAAGGAGTTCTATATTTAAAAACCTACCAATGGAAAAAGGCGAGTGTGGTATCTGTGGCTAAGTGTCCACTATGTAATAATAATATATCTAAAAAAGATGTAAGTCTTAGATTAGAATCACTTAGATTATCTAGACCTAAAAATATTTTAAGTGCTATAGATAACATACTAGATGAGTTCTCTAAGCATTGGACTATAGACGATGTTATAAAGGCAGGGTTCTTAGCCGATATAGAAAACATTGAAGGAGATATAATATTAGAATCAATTAGGAAATTTAAAAACAGAGGTGGTGTACAGAGAGGATATGGTATAAAATATCTTGCGGGTATAATAAAGAATGAGAGTAAAAGGGTAGCCCTTAGGGTAGACTACGAAAGAAAGAATCTAGATAGGATACCACCAAAATTAAAGGAGAATGATGAAGAGCATTGAACTAGAACAAGCATTGCTTGGATGCTTGATTTCCGATAGTAAATACATAGACTCAGTAAAGCAATATATTCCAAACGAAGAGTTCTTCTACTCTAGTTTCAATCAGAAAGTTTGGCTTGCAGTAGATAAGCTTAATTCTAGTGGTAAGGATATAGACCTAATAACTATATGTGAAGAAGTTGGAAATGATAACGAAGGGCACAACCCTAAGTATGAAATAGTAGGATTCTTAGATAATGTTGTGTCTGCATCAAGTGCAGTAGGATATGCTAAGAGATTACACGCATACTACCTTAGGAGAATATTGCATAATCAAATGTTAGGTATATCTAAGAATCTAAACAACACATCCCTAGAGACCAGTAATCTATTAGAAGAAGCACATACTACAATAGGTAATATAATAAAGTTGCAACCTAATAGAACATTTGATATAGACTCTGTACTAGAAGACACTAGAGACTCTATATTGAATTCAACAACTCAAATACCTACTGGTATAGGTACATTAGACAGAGTTATAACTGGGATGACAAGAGGAGAGGTTACGATTATAGCAGGTAGACCCGGTAATGCAAAGACAACTGTATCTGCTAACATAGCAAGGAACTTAGTACATCGAGGATTAAAGGTTGTTATGTTTAATAGAGAGATGCCCAACACTGAGATGATGAAGAAGTTTATAGCTATGGAGTCTAGACATTTACAGTATAGAAATCTTAGAAATAATATAGGGATAGACCAGATAGAACTTAGCGACGTATCTTCAACAATATCAGACATTTACAACGGTAAGTTATTTATGTTTGATGATGTTAGAGATATGGAGAATACATTCCGTGAGATTAAATCAATCAATCCAGATGTTGTTATTGATGACCACATAGGTCTAATAGAACATCCTACTCACGACAGAAGAGACCTACGTCTTAAGATAGGTGATGTTAGTCGTAGCTATAAGTGGTTAGCAAAGGCACAAGATATGTCTGTAATATTAGTATCACAGATGAATAGGAATATGGAACACAGGAATGATAGGGTGCCTAGATTATCTGACCTAGCTGAGTCTGGTAATTTAGAACAAGATGCAGAGATAGTAGTATTCTCACACTATCCTTGGGTATCAAGATATGGAGACGATGGTAATAGTGATTGCTTCTTAGAATTGATTGTAGCTAAGAATAGATATGGTAGTACTAACTCTTGCGAGGTTGGCTATTATGGGAATAGTTGCTTGGTTACTAACACAGAAGCTGAGGCAGTAGAGATAGCCAAAGAAAGAGGTGATGATGTGAATGGTACACCTAAGCCTTTTTAAAGTTATCTAACACCTTTAAATGGGTCGAATTTATATGTTGGAAACCCTCTTATTTTTTCTAAATAATCCATTATATTTGGCTCTCCTTTTAGAAACTCTTTGTGATATGGGTGTTTTGTAGAAGCATTATGTTCTATAAGTTCCATAAGACCTTTAATTTGTTTTGAAAATCTATCACTCTGCATAATGGGAATATCTGTTTCTACTAGTTTATTTATAAGATTGACTACGCTTGGTGATAGATTAGCTTCGTTCTCAGGGAGCCTTAATAAATTTATAAGCTTCACATTCTCAGTAGGTATTTGACCAGCTATTCTTTCTTCAAATTCAAATTTAGGATTCATTTTTTTAGTTGTTATTTCTAGCCCGTATGGTTTTAATTCTTCAGCGGCATCTTTACCCCAGATGTCTTTTTGCTTAATCCACCAACCTTCGCTTTTTGGTTTACCTTTAAAAAATATATTCCTACCTCCGTGAGTAGTCTTTTCATAATTAGAAACAGCTATAGGTCTTATACGAAAACCTTTTCTAATCATATCATCTCTATCTAATATAAGACCAACGTCTGTAGGTATAGCACCGTGAGGTCTAGATGGAAACATAGGGTCTCTAGTAATAGAGGACGACCAAACATCCATCAATGTTCCCGGTACTTGATTTTTTTTCTGAAATATTTTTTGGTTTGTTTTGCTTTGTGTTCCGGGGAAAAGACTGCTAGTGTGAATCCCTTCAGACTTTAATATCCTAGCCGCATTACTTCCGCTTGTGTAGTGGGTTATAGGATTTCGTAGACCAGTCTTCTCTAAAATCTTTTTACCTACACTACCAAGACTTTTTAATGTTAAGATAGGAGATAAAGCTACATTTTCTACTATAGGGTCTAACCCACCTATGTATTCTGGTGTTCTATCTATACGCATAGAGCCAGTTTGTGCTAGCTTATCTAACTCAGCTTGCAATATTAAGTTATCTATATTATTATGAACTTTAGTGGCATCTGGTTCTACTGTACCACCTTGTTGATAGTATTGTTTTATGCTTTTA